CTCTGATAATTCTTTCATTAAGCCCATGGGGACACTCTGATAGTTTCTATAGTATATTTATATAGTTAATACCTTACCGATAGTCCAACAATGATGATAAGAACCAATGATTTGTTTAATAGAATTTTCTGCCCATTCAGGAACTATAACACAAAATCCTATACCCACATTAAATACCTTTTTCATTTCATCTTCTGGAATTTCACCAGCTAACATTATTTTCATAAAAATCTCTGGTAAAGGCCATGCATTATAATCAACTTCTACTTTCAATCCTTCAGGTAAACATCTAGGTAAATTCTCTGGTATACCACCTCCTGTAATATGTGCCATGCCATATATGTCATCAAACTCTTCTAATAATTTCTTGACTACAGGTGCATAGATGGTAGTGGGAGTAAGTAGTTCTGGATGCTCTTTAGATTTTATCTTAAGTCTTTCTATCAAATAATTAATAAGACTATAACCATTACTATGAGGTCCACTACTTGCTAATCCAATAACCTTATCACTTGGTTTGATACTCTTACCATCTATAATATCTTTTTTATCTACTATACCAGTACAAAAACCTGCTAGATCAATCTTGTTTTGATAACGTGGGTGCTCTGCTGTTTCTCCACCTAAGAGATCCATTCCTGCTACCTCACATCCCTTAAGGATACCAACCATAATATCAGCTACCTTATCATCTAACTTGGGAGTAGAAACATAATCTAAGAAGTACATTGGTTTAGCACCACATGTAATAATATCATTGACACACATAGCAACTAGGTCTTGACCAATAGTTGTATAGTCTCCCAGTGCTGCAGCAATATCGATCTTAGTTCCTACACCATCAGTTCCAGATACTAAAATAGGTTCCTCATATCCAACAGGAACCTTTATCATTCCACCAAACCCACCAAGGCCAGGAACTTTCTTTTTAAGATCTTCTACAAACTTATTACCAGCATCTATATCAACACCAGCAGTCTTGTAATCTAATACAATACCCTCCTTCTTAAAGTCCAGAGGTAAAAAATCACTAAACTCTGCCATATTAAAATTACTATTGCTCATATTATATCAAATATATGCTTCTGCGGCAAGTCTAACTGACCATGCTATTGATACACCCATGATAGTGAGGCGACTCATCCACCACATAATCTCATGTTTATTTTTTATTATTAAAGTTGTCATCATTAATGTCCCATAAGACAATAACCAATAAAAGAAGGATGCTCCCTGAGTGTAGGAACATCCTTTTTGGCTTGCTGCATTGCGTCATATGCATCTATCGCATACTCACAAATTTCTAATTGATTCTGATGTAGGTCATGATAACCTACTGTATAATGCTTCTGTTGAGTCAGGGGCATGATCTTTCAATCCCATACTACTTATATTTATAGCACAGTTGGGTAATTTTGCCTAGTTGAGTGTGGACTCCAACACTCTGTTAGAGTATCAACGCACCAATAACAAACCCCTTGGCAAAGGCAATACAAGTTACTTGATAGTCTGTCCATCCAAACTTATCTTGACACTTTTTAATGAGTGCCTTATCCCATTCAACTAGTTTGTCGAATCCTGCTTTAACTTTTTTCATTTTTTCTTACAGCATTTTGATTTAGCAACGGCAGCAACAAGAATTAATACTATTCCTGCTATCCCCAGACCTGCACCCCAACCAATACCTTCTGGTTCTGGTTCTGGGAGGGGGAGTGCTTCCTGTATTTCTATTACCTCTTTAGGCAATACTTTAATTAAATCTTCCATGTTTAAAGTTTATAAGGGTCTTTGTTATCAGTATCAGAAACACCGATTATCTTAAGAGGTGCTTGTTCGATACGAATAGTTTGAGTAGGACCAGATTTTGCTATGATCGCCTCAATATCTTTTGCAGTAACAGGTGGAACACCGTTACCATTAACAGCGTTACCATTCTTGTCCATCTTCATAGTACCATCACCCTTCTTAGATGCGGTCTGGATTCCAAAGCTAGCCAGAACTCCTGTAAAAACTGAAGCTATAAATGTCGGATCTATTTTCTGTTGAGGAATACCTGGAATGGAAACGTAATTTAAAGTCAAGATAGCCCCCGACCAGCCAAGCACAGTAATTCTGACAGCTGTACTTATTATTGCTGCTTGTTCATCAGCATCGGGAAGAAGAGCAGACTTAAGTTTACCAAGAGCACTCTTAGGTTTCTCTTTTTTTTCTTCTACTACTTCTTCCTTTATTTCTTCAGACATTAAAATAAGGCAACTGTCTTTTATTTAGTCGCCTTAATGTTTTTTTAATTTTTAACCACCATCTACTTGACATCCAAGCATGGCACCTGTCACAACTCCCGTCGGTATGGCCCACCAACGACCATCTCCTCTTGAAAGTACTGCACCTAATCCCCCACCCAAAATTGCTCCAGCAGCAGTGCCATCAGAACAATCATTAGTATCTTCATAAACAGTTACATGTCTACGATAATATGGTCTTGTTGATGATGGATGTCTTCTCCACCCAACATCAGGATGATCATCTTTACAAGGCACTTCAACAGTATCCTTCCAGGACTTTACATAACCAGGATTATCTTCTGTTCCTGGTATATATTCTTCTCTATACTCAGTCTTAAAACAACTTCGTTGGTTAGAATATCCTGCTTGTTGTTCGCCAGCAAGGGTAGGAGTGGAACTCAAAAGAAGCAATGATGCAAGTAAAATTTTCATAATAATTAGAAAGCGGAACCAGGAACAGAAAGTCCCATACTAGAACCTTGAGGTGCAGATGCTTGAGGAGTACCACCAAGATCATTAGCACCAGTAGGAAGAGAACCTCCTAATCCAGCACCACCTAATCCACCACCTAGAGACCCAGTAACTGCTTCAATAGCTTGAGACTTGATGCTATCAACAATTGAATCTCTGTTGACATATACAAATACGCCACTAACGACAAGGGCAGTAGATACAACACCAGACGCAATAGCAAGGACATTGATTATTTTTTGCATTTTAGATAACCTAATTCGATGAATCGTCACTTAGAATAATGAGTGAGTTATTTATTTAGGACTATTATAGTATGCTTTGAAGTAACTGACAAGCCCTGCAGTGGACGGTTGTTTCATTGTCCACTCATCTGCACATCTATAAATGGAAGAATTGGAATGCGTAGAACCAAAATTCTTTAAGAGAATCTTTAAAGTCTCTTGACGAAGTTCTTCCTTAGACATCATGTCAGTCATTCATTTTTCGGTGTTGTTTTTCTAATTTGATGCGTCTCTTAACCGATTTGGCATAAAGAACATCCTCTTTACTATACCAGTCAGGATGTTCCTTTGCAAGTCTAATAAGTTTCTTTGCTGCTTTTTTGTCTTTCATTAATTAATCTAGGTTTTCTTCTTGCTCCGTAAGTATTACACAATCAGATTCTGGAGTAGCAACACAGAGGAGAGACCATCCTTCTTCAAGTTGATCTTCATCTAAGAAGGATTGTTCATCATTATTTACACTCCCTTCTAGGACCTTTCCTAAACAAGCTGAACATGCTCCTGCTCTACATGATGATGGAAGATCTAAACCTTCTTCCTCGGCTCTTTCTAGAATATATTCATCATCGGGACAATCAAATTTAGTTTCTGTACCGTCTGGTGATTGAAGTGTTATTGAATACAATGCCATGTAATTAATGCAACCATCTTATTTAATCATCAATCATATACGACATCATAGTCACAAACATAGTTGTTATCATTACAACACTAACTACCATCATGAAAACCATCTGATAAGTTTGACCTAGATCAATCATATCAATCCCAAAGAACCTGCAGTCATTCCTACAGTCACAAAAAATCCAAACTCTATGAGATCCCTAGAGCCTGGAGGAATAGATGTTAATAAAACCGCTAGGAGTATCATTGAAATACAAAAGATAAACCACTTGAGTAGACGGTTGCTGCTACTGCTGCTACGAAAATAAGTTGAGGCATTTGATTAAAATTAAAGAAATTACGCCGACCATTGCTAAACGTCCATTCCAGAGTTCAGCGAATCTCCAATATGGGTGAGACCAATCCATTATGATCCTGATGGTACTGTAAGGGGTTGCATGTTTGAAACCCTTACACCTTTACCACCATCATCATCGTCATCATCATCTCTTAAAGCACGTAAAAATAATTCTACTCCTACAAGAACTGTCATTGGATAGAAGACCCAAAGGATTGCTGTGAACGGAGATATATCATTAACGACTTGAAGGTCACCCATTTGTTTTGATTCTGTAATAAATTAAGAGTAATTATTTAGTTTTGTTAAGATTTAGAAGTCCGAACATCAATAAGAAGAACTAATAATCGTCATTAGTATTACTTTCTACCCACTCAGCATTATTCTTACAATATGAATCAGCATCTATCTCCATACGCCAATGAGTGAGAGTATGAAGAGTCTGTATCATTACTAACATAAACATAAGCACCACTGGTCCAATCCAGAGGGGATGCATTATTATATCTTCTTTGTTTTTCATTTCTTCTTGGAGTAATGATCAGGGTGGATACCAAAGCCTGTTTGGGGATCAGGACGTACATCTCCATACGTATCCCCTATCCTTCTTAACATCCTATTCCATTTAGGACAATTGCAACTAGTATACTCATAAAAATTTTTGTCCTTAAAATATTCTCCTATCTCATCCATAGTCATGTTATCCCAATCTTCATCAATCATAATAAAAACATGGACATCGGAACTATAGGATTTGAACCTATGACATCTCGCTCCCAAAGCGAGCATTCTACCAAGCTGAACTAAGTTCCGAAGCGGAATAACAGGCTCGAACTGTTGACGAAAGGTTGGAAACCTTTAGTTTTACCTCTAAACTAATTCCGCATATGGGTGAAGCAAGATTTGAACTTGCGTAGGCAGAGCCAACGGATTTACAGTCCGTCTCCTTTAACCACTCGGACATTCACCCATACTGGCGTGACTGGGCTCGAACCAGTGACATTTTGATTAACAGTCAAACGCTACTACCAACTGAGCTACACGCCATCCACTCATATATTATAGCATAAAAAATGATCCCCCGCAATTGTTCAATGTAAGAAGTGACGTTTGCCTGTGAAAATCATAGTCATATCAAGTTCATTACAAACATCAATAGACTCTTGATCTTTAATACTTCCACCTGGTTGAATCACTGCTTTAATACCATAATCATATGCGAGTCTTACACTATCACCGAATGGAAAGAATCCATCACTTGCTAATGCAGCACCACTAACTTGAGTATATGCATTTAAAGCAATCTTTGCAGACCCAACACGATTCATTTGTCCTGCACCTACACCTAATGTAGCACCATCACTAGCAACTAGGATAGCATTAGAACGAACATGACGACAAACCTTCCACGCAAAAGTAAGATCAATTATCTCTTGAACTGTTGGTTTTCTTTCACTAACTACTTTCCAATCATCAACATTAACTGGATCATTATCTCTTTCTTGTACTAATACTCCACCCAAAATACTTCTAACATTATAAGGTTTCAACTGCATATCATTAACATCTAACTCAAGCAATCTCAAGTTCTTCTTAGTAACAAGTATTTCCTTGGCCTCATCACTGAATGAAGGAGCAACTATACACTCATAAAATGCACCAGTTATCTCTGTGGCACAAGCAGCATTAACTTCTCTATTAAGTGCGATGATACCACCAAAGCAACTTACCCTATCAGAATCTAATGCTCTGGTTAATGCCGAATCTATAGTCTCTCCTATGGCAACACCACATGGATTAGTATGCTTGATCACAACAGCAGCAGGTTCATCAGGAAATTCCTGTACTGTTGATACTGCGGCATCTAAATCTATAAGATTATTATAACTTAACTCTTTACCTTGTAATTGATTTGCTGATGAGAGACCATGATCTGGATAGACACACCATGTTGCATTCTGTTGTGGGTTCTCACCATATCT